ATGACGGAACGATTCTCGGACGTCCTGTTTTGTCCTTAACAATCTGCTGACTGTTCTTTTTCGTGATCGGTTTTAATTTAATCGTGAACTTATACTCCATCCGCACCACCCATCCGCATCTGTGCGTTGCAATCATTGATCTGCTCCGCCAGGTACGCCGGAAGCGTATAGCAGTCAACAAATTCATGCGCATCTGCGAGATCCTTTCTCTTCAATGCCTTGTAACTCTTCATCTTGCCCTCATCATCGTAGATTCCAAATTCCCGGCGGAGCTGGTTGTAAATATCCCGATACACTCTCTGCCGGATCGCATTGTCCAGATATGCTTCCGTTTTCTTGCCGCCGAGAAGTTCCGCACCTCTGCGTCTGATATGTGCCGACAATTCATCCGATTCTGCGCCGAACAGCGGCATATCGTTCTCGATGTGGTCGATGCGGTGTTCTACCTTGGTCACACGCTTATCTACGATCAGTGCGGCTTTCAACTCTGGCGACATCCCCTCAAGCAGATTGCTGTGATCAAAATAAGAATCAACCAGACGATCGTATACTTCCCATGCCGTATCCGTATTTAAAGATTTTGCATGGAGGAACGCACCCTTCTTTGTCCAGAGGTAAAGTTTATTCAAATTTCTAGCGAAACCTAAATTTTCGGTTTCGCTCTTGAACCGTTTCAGCTCCTCACCATCCAGACAAATAAAATGCTTTCCTTCCACATATCTGCTCTTATTGTTGTTAAAATTATCTGTGATTTTCTTTGCTTCAACGCCATACGCTTCTGCAATCTGCTGCGTTGTCAGCACTCTCATGCCTCTATATTCTGTAACCTTTAATTCTTCCAATTATTTCTCCTTTCCCCTCCGGGACGACCCCGGAGGTATCATCATGGCTTCGACAGTTCGTGATATAATAAGTCTCCGCATGATTGGTTTCTTTTGCCCGCAGGCGGGTGTTTCAACCCTATAACCAGCTCCGCCCGAATATCCGCCGGAACTCTTCTCTGCTTCCGTAATGGCTTTCAAAATATTCCTGTGCCATCTGCTTAAGCTTCAGATCCATTTCAGCGGCATTCTTCCCCGCCTGCGTTCCATTCGGATGCAGATCCGGGCGAAGCGGTATGACAAATCCATACTTCTCGCTATTCTTCCGGTTCGGATTACCCGGGAAAATATGATGGCGTTCAACCGGCACCGCGCCGGTAAAATAGCAATGTTCCATATCATCCGTGAATACGCTCCATAATCGCTTCATATTCCCCACCGCTCTTTCATTTCCTGTAGTTCTGCTGGCGTAATGGTATCTATTCCAAGTTCCTTTGCATCCGCTACCGTTCCGTCAATCAGAACCGACATTTCTTTCGTGTCATAGGTATGACTCCCGCGATAGATTTTATATACAGTCAGTTTTCCGTCATACCGAACCGGCATTGCATGGATCGTTTCCTGTTCCCACATATATTCTTCTGGTGCGTTTGACTGATAGTAGAAAATATTTCCATCTGGAAGATATTCGGGCTGTCCATATTTACAGATCAGAACATTTTTAGCTTTTGCCTTTGAAATCGTGAGTACGTCAGCAATTTTTCCAACCAACACATGAAAGTAAGCATTTGCATCAAGGCTCCGTTTCTGCGTATATCTGACAGCTTTTATTTTTAGCTTGTCCTGATTCTGTAAATTTTCAATTTGACCGGCTGCCGAAGCGTCAACCTCAAACGTGAGGATGATGCCTCGTCCATCAAATGTCCGGCTTGCACCAGTTAGCTTTCCGGTAGTCTCCATCAGGCATCAGCTTCTTTCCTTTTCTTATACCAGGTCTCTACCTGTTTGATCAGCTTGTTTGCCAGCTCCGTAGAAATATCAGATGTACCGGAAAAATTGTACATTTTCTTAAGCTGGTTCACGATATCTACCGCATTTGCGTTCTCACACATTTCAGCATAGGCATCCACAAATCTATTGATTTTATGTAACTGCTCTGCTGTCGCCGGTGTAAACTGCGGTGCTGGTGCAACTGGTTCCGGTGTCTCGCCGTCCGGGTCTTTCATCTCCTCGGTCGGAATGCAAAATACCTGAAAGCATGCATATTTAAATGCAATCGCCATTGCCTTGTTGGTTGCTTTATCTCCACTGTCCATGCCCTCGCCAACTGTGATTGCTTCAATAGACGAGCCGTCCTCTGCATAGAACGTATATTTTATCCGGCAGATGGAATAGATCAGAACCGCACCCTTATTTGTGGTTCGCTCCTGTCTCTGCTGTTCCAATACTTCCGGAACAATAAAAACATGATTCTTTACCAGCGCCGGATTGATTGCATTCATGACCGCATCAATTCCGCGGTACTTAAAGCCCTGCTGTTTATTCACTGCATCTTTACCAACCGCCCCGATCTCTTCCATGCACCGAGAGATCGCTTCATATATATTCATTTTTCTTGCTGATTCTGCCATGCTTATACCCTCCGGAATTCAATTCCATACTCGCGCATAGCAGATTCAAGCTGTGCGATCTGGAACGGATCGGCAATTACTTCATACCGTACGGTTCCCGCCGGCGCCGGAGCAGACCGCACCTCTTTTTCTTCCTCCAGAGCAACATCCGGCACAACTTCCGGTACAACCGGTTCTTCATGCACCAAAGCAGCTTTTCTCTGCTCTTCCTCTGCCGCCCGGCGTGCCTCCTCTTCTGCCTTTCTCTGCTCTCCCTCTGCCTGTCTCCGCAGAATTTCTTCCTTCTGCTTCTGGTACTGATTCATGGTTGCAATGGCATCTGACAGTTCCAGCGTTGCCTTATACTTCGCCAGGCCTTTATCCTCAAACTCCGATTCCATCGCCCGGATAGTGTCCAGATCTTTCTCTACATGCTCCACATGTGCTGTGATGGCTTCTGTGATAGCTTTCTGCGCGGTCGTGGAATTCTCCCATCTGCTGTCATAGATGCGATCCAGCGGCAGATACTCCATCACGGTTCCATGCTCCGCCATAATCCCGGTATAGATTTCACAGATCATCGCTTTCTTTGCTTCCACGCGCCTACGCTCAAACTCCTCGATCTGCCCGCTGATAAAGTCGATCGGTTCATCGATCAGCTTGTCCAGTTCCTTGACCTGCGCTTCAAAATTGGTATACGGCGCCATAAAAGTTTTCTTGATCTCAATTCGCCTGTCGTTCATGGCCTTTTTCAGCTTACGCAGGCTTGCCACCGTCCTTTTTGCTTCCGGCTGGGATTCTGCGGTAAACACCATCCCCTTGTACTCCTCCAGTCCTGCCGCAAGGGCTACCTTGATCTCTTCAAAGTTTGTCTCGATACTTCCGTCTTTCTGCTCTACTAATAAGTTAATTTCCTGCATCTTCTATCTCCTTTTCTTCTCTAAACCGCTCATCGCGGTCGTATATTGCTGCCAGTTTCTTTCTATGCCGCTGTGCCCGTGCCTGCTCCGCTTCGTATTCGTCCCAGTCCGGCGCATCCGGCGCGATCTCAATCATCGATATACTCCCACTCTCCTTTGTCGCCATTGTCACTGATCTTAAGTCTCACTGCTGTCCCTGGCGAAACAGCCAGCACCCCGCTAATGCTCCCGTCATCCGTAACGGTAATAGTGGCAATTCCCGCAACGCCGACTCCTTCCAGTGTTTCCGGCAATTCCCGCAACACATCCACGAGATTGCACATGTCCTTGTTACATAACCTTGCTTTCATTCAAAAAATCCTCCACTTCCAGCTGCGTCCAATCCGTTGCCCGGATCATCCACTCCATCTTCTCTTCGCGCTCCCGCCGCTCTGTTTCACCGGTAACGCAGTCATCACACATACCGTTCTGACCCTCTCCCGGGTCCATTGGATGACCGCAGCGCTTACATTCTCTGAAAATCATAAAATCACACTTTCAAAAACTGCTCTTTTGTGTTACAATAAACGCAGAAATACTTATGTATTCCTACGGTAAATAGCACCTGTACTCGCCAAAGTTATCAAGGTGCTATTTTTTTGTCCAAATCGATAAACTCCACATCCGCATCCAGCCTGTCCCGTCTGTGGATAAAGTAAAAACATGCTTTCCGCCGTTCGGCTCTGCTCAGCTCCACCGACATGATCGCCAAGCCCGCCAATGATACCAACGCGCCTAACGCAATCACGGCAATGAGGTAGTAATAATAAATGCCGTCTGCATCACACATTCCACCGAAAAACATTATGCCGACTCCGACCGCCGTAACGATCTTACCTATTCTTTTCAACGTTCTCACCTCCCCGATCCCGTTGTTCTGAAACTCCATTTTCTACATATCTACAACACCCTGCCAGACATAACCGGTATCTTCCCATAACTTCTTAGGTGATACATATACATTTCTTCGATTTTCAGAACAGGTTCCATGTCCTATCGGCAGCCATCCCTCGATAATCCCGTTTCTTACCCAGGATTCTGATTTTCCATATATCTTCGCAACCAGCGATGTCGGTATTTTTTTATTGGAAAATTCTGGAACAGCTGCAATTCCTACAATTAACCGTGCAATTTTCTCCAATTGGTCATTTGTTACTTTCATTTCCTGCAATTCTTCTGGCAATGATCTCCCTCCTTTCTGTTGGCTGTCCAGATTATTGGACAGATGATGTGGTAGCCTTTATTTATTGCTTGGCTCCTTTGTGGTTGATTTTAGTTCAACCTCTTTTGCAAAAAAAATTTCATCGCGCTTCTTATTTGTTAGCCTTAAGATTTTCTGTAGCGCCGAAATTTCTGATGCTTTAAACTCCGTTTCATTATTGAGCTTTTTATAAAACCCTTCTCTGGTGATGCCAATCTTCTTTGCTATAGCGGTGATGGTCATTCCAGAATCTGTAATCTCATCGCTCAACATCTTGCTATCTGTCAAATTTTCACCTCCTTATGGTTGACTGTTATTCAACCTGTAATCATATTACATCATGGTTGATTGTCTGTCAACTATTTTTTATAAAAATGTTGAATAAAATTCATTTCTATGTTATTATCCATATTAGAAAGGTTGGTGAGCAATATGACAACGCAAGAAAGTATGGGACTGAAAATTAAAAGTTTGCGCGAAGAGAAAAAATTATCTCAATCAGACCTTGCCACGCTCGTAGGATATAAGGATAAAACTGCTATTGCTAAGGTAGAGGCAGGAAAAGTTGATCTTCCCCAAAGTAAAATATCTGCATTTGCCAAAGCATTAAATACATCTATATCTTATTTGTTTTCCGACGAAGTTGAGGAAGCTCCCACAACAATTGCCGCTCACTTTAATGGTGATGAGTATACAGAGGATGAACTTGGCGAAATAAAGGCATTCGCTGAATTTGTCAAGTCAAAAAGGGGATAAATGTCCAAAAAATTGGACACATGCAAGAATATACTAGAACTGGAGGTGGTTTTTATGAATACATATGAAGAATTGCAAGAGGAAGCCTGCAATGATGGTATCGAAATTATAGATAATTACGCATTCAAAAGCGAACGGATCAGTGGCTTATATTGTGACAGCACCATTGCCTTAAGCAAAAATTTAAAAAGAACCACTGAAAAGAAATGTGTTCTTGCCGAAGAACTCGGACACCACTACACCGCAACCGGCAACATACTCGATCAGTCCACCGTAGAAAACCGCAAACAGGAAATGCGCGGCAGGATCGTAGCCTATAATAAGCTGGTCGGCTTGCGCGGCATCGTGGATGCCTACTTACACCACTGTCAGAGCATATCAGAATCAGCAGAGTACCTTGAGGTAACCGAAGAGTTTTTAATTGATAGCCTTAATTACTACAGAAATAAGTATGGTGTATACACGAAACTGGATAATTATGTTATCGTCTTTGAACCGAATATTGCGGTGTTAGAATTAGTATGATGGGGGGTTAATCTATGAAAAGAACTAATTTGCGTGAATTTATTATATCTATTATGATAATATTATGGACTGTAATTTGTGGTATTAAAGTATACGAGAATTACAGCCACTATACTTTGCTTGACTGGCTAATTATTATAATTGTTATCTTGATTCCTTATGTAATTGCATGGCTGTTAATGAGGAAAAAGTGTAAAAAGCAATCACAGGAAACTGCCACCTTTGCGCCAAATACTCCTTATACTGCATCCAATACTTCAACTACTCAAATCAACATTGCACAAAAGCTGGCAAACAACTCTATAAATCAGCTAAATGAAACACTTTCATCCGGCAGTGCAATAAAAGTAAATGTTCAAAATACTAATATCACTTATCCAGAGGAAGTATTACGCTCGATGCGCACAGCCTACTCCCCTATGCAAGCCCAGGAGGACGTTAGGATATTAAACGATTGTATAAATTTATTGCTCACTACTACCAACCTTGATACATTCTTTTCCAGATATGAATTGGCACTTCAGAAAATCATGACACTCGAACAGGCAAAAGCCGCTGGCATTTTAATGAATTTGCCTATTACATCAAATTATGTAATGTCATTAAAGGGACGTGCTGACGAAGTCTTGCAATCTACCTATGACAAGGAATTAAAGGAAATTGATAAATTAAAGACAGCCGATGGAAAGAAAAACAGAATTGATAAATTTATTCTTCACTTATCTGAGTACTATGATGAATTTGAATTTTCCAGCACCTATAGCAATATTATGAATTCTTTAAACTTATACAAAAAAAGCCTCTAAAATAATATATGCATTTAAAAGGATGTGATACACATGAGTTTAATACTTGGATATGCAAACAAGAACAATGCCATTATTATGAGTGATGGGCGTGCTGGTGAAAATGGAAGTCTTTCAGAATTTTATAATAAGACCAGAAAAATAAATGACAATATCATAATTGGTTTTGCTGGATTTGCAGAACCAATAGAATGCTTTCTTAGTCATGTTGTAGCACAAATGGGCGAAGAAATAACTCAATATTACATAAATGATTTTTGTGAACTTATGACATTTCTTATGAATGATAAAGAAACACAATCACATTTACAATCATCTTTTATTATTTTAGGTCGGGACAATAAAAACAAAATGTATAGTTCAATCATTGGCAATAATACACATTACATTTTGAAATCAAATCAAGTAACAACTTCACCAAGGATTAGTTCCATCGGTGGAACCATAGACAGCGCAATCATAGAAAATGCTTATCGTAATAATATATCAAAGACATCTATTCCTATCGTTAATTGTATGATTACTACTATACATGACATTGCCAAATTAGATCCCTCCGTTAATAGTAATCACTTTTATGTAGCAATATAGTGACACATAAAAACCGCCCCACCATTAAGCGGAGCGGCAATGCAATTGCTCTGGATGAACAATCGCCCTAGACAAGCATATTGTATCATTCGGAGCAGCCAAACGCAAGCGGAACAGAAGTTCTATGCTGGCTGTTATTTTTATACCCATTTTTAAGGAGGATGATACTATGAAATTGCCAAATGGCTATGGCTCCATCACAAAATTAACCGGTAACCGCAGAAAGCCTTGGATGGCTCGAGTTACCTGTGATGAAACCTATGACGAAATGAAACATGATTATGTTCGCAAACGTATTGTACTTGGATATTATCCAACTAAAAAAGCTGCACTCGAAGCATTGTCTATATACAACGAAAGCCCATTCAAACCGGAAGATGTAAACATTACCTTTTCTCAGATTTATGAAAAATATAAAAAAAGCGCCGCCTACGCAAAGCTCAAAAGTTCAGCACTTACCAGCCGGCAAACTGCTTATAAATACTGTGCCCCGCTTTATGATATTAAGATTCGTGATCTTAATAAAGATATGCTGCAGAATGTCATTGATTCGATCCAGCTCGGCAGTTCTTCCAAAAAAAACGTACTCACCGTCATGCGCATTGTGGTTGATTATGCTTATGATCATAATCTTATTAACAAAAAATATACGGATGGCATCAACATCGAATACAGCGATCCTGTTATCGACCGTATTCCATTTACCGAGCAGGAAATCGCAACTCTGTGGTCCATGTCTGACGATTGGGATGTAAAAGTCCTGCTGATACTTCTTTACTCCGGTATGCGTGTAAACGAATTACTTAAAAACTACCGGGATAATGTAAATTTGGAAGACCACTGGATTTATGTTCCCGCCGAATTGGCCAAGAATAAAGAAAGCTGCCGCTATGTGCCTATTCATAACAAGGTTTATGATCTGGTTAAATGGTTCGTAGATAACTCCGCTTCTTATGGACATGACAAACTTATGCTGAACCCTAACGGCTCTGTGATTATGTATAATAATTTTGTATCGCGCAATCTGCCGCGCATTAACAAATTTATGAGTGTTGAGCATAAATTCCATGATACACGGCACACGTTTGCTTCAAAAGGAACCTCTGCTGGCATACCAGAGTTGTATATGCAGAAAATCATGGGACACACTCCAAGAAGTATTCTTTATAACACTTACACTCATATTACGATACCGGAGCTACTAGAATGGATTAACCAGATCCCCTGA